ATGGGCTTCTCGCGGCCTTTGCACTAGTTTTGTACTAGTGCAAAGGCTTGGTTGGGGTTACGGGGCCTTAAGCGATCACAATCGCCTTGCAGGTGGCCTTGGGTGCAACCGCCGGGAGCGGCTTGGATTCACCGACCAGTTTGTAGCCCGAGGGATCTGTGATCGGGATTGGTTTGACGAACATGGGCATGGCGTGGAGGTTGGCGTCCAGGTCGTCCACCGCCGCATAAAACAGGCTGGTGTAGCCTTTACTGATCATGCGGATCTCGCCGTCGGCCAGCTTCTTGACTGTCGCCCCGGTTTTCGGGTTGCGATAGCTTTCAGCCAGCTTCCTTACGGTATGGCCGCCGATGATGATTTCGCCCTTTTCCGAGACCCTTACCGGCACCTTGGGCTTTTCGGTAAGGTCTTCGATCAGGGCCAACAAGGCGCTGTATGCCGTTTTACCGGCCAGGGTGACCTTGTCCCCGCCATAGCCCGCGTTATCCAGGGCGTCGGCCATGTCTTCAAGGAGCTCATAGACCTTGACCAGGGTGGCTTCCGTTGCGTTCCATTTGGAGGTGGATGCCACGTTGACGTTTTGGATGGTCTGGCCCTGGTAGGTTACTTCGTATATTTGGTATTGCCCGTTTGACTGCAACAGCGGGAAGCTGATTTTCCCGTCCAGAACAGCCTGAGCAGCGAAAACTTCCGTATTGAGCCGCACTGTCCGCCTGATTTTTTCTTGGCGGCGCTTGGCCCATTTTTCACGGCTGGATTCACCTAAAAGCTTCATATCATTAAGCTCTTTGGCGCTTACCAGGGTGTGAATCCTGACCGGCAACGGCTCGACAAAGCCGGTCAGCTGGGTGTCGCCGTCAAGGGGAATGGACGCAGACCCACGGTGCACCACCGGCACCACGTTAATAGTCTGGGCGATTTCGGATATGGGAATAACCGGAGACTCATACTGCTCGCGTACGGCCTCGGGAAAAAGCAGATCAAGTACAGTGGACTTGATAGGCGGCATGGATTCAAAACGCTTGGCGATTTTCTGAGCGGTGAAATATTTGCTTAGATCAACGATAAACATGGATGCTCCTTATCCCACCGGGTAAATGTGGCGGTCTTCCAAAGCCAGCAGGGCGGCTGCATCTGCGGCTGATGCCCCGACCTTAAGGTGAGTGCGGTTAATGTGGCCAAACACGAGCAAACGAGCGTTTGTTGCGGCTGATTCAGCCGGGGCGGAAACCACACCTTTTACGATGTCCAGGTTTGTGTCAGCCGGGTCATAGGCGTAGACCAGGCCGTCTGCATCACTGATTGCGGCAAGCTGGCCCACAGTCAACTCGCCGGTGCCTTTGGGATAATCCCTTTCGAAATGAGGCCCAGGGCCGCCCAGGATTTCAACTTCAGATACGGAGGTGCCCCCCACGACCGCGTTATGAACGGAATCTGCCAATTTCAACCTCCTTAGGGTTAAAAGGTTTTAGCCGGGTCAATCCGGCTGCCGTTGTCACTATTTACGGCATCCGGCTCGGCAAATTCAGTCAAAAGGCCGTTTTCTTTTCGGGCTTCGAACAGGCCCCAGAAAGCAGACTCAGCTGCTTTCTTTTCCCCTTCCGCAAATTCGATCTCCCCGGCGCTGCCCAGGGCTTCGGCCAGGTTGAGCATTGCTTCCTTCTCGCCGGGTAAAGCCTTCCCCGCCTTGAGCAGCCCTGCGAATCGGGCTTCCCTGGCCTTGGCCTGATCCGCCTTTTCCCGTTCGGCATAGGCCTGCTCAGCTGCTTTGGCCCGCTGTTCGGCCTTGGCCTTGGCCGCTTCCACCTCGGACACTTGATTTTTCAAGGCGGCTACGTCCTGCTTCAGCTTTTCAAGCTCATCCATTTGCTGATTCCTTTCATTGGCCTTGGCCGCTTCCGCCTCGGCAAATTTATATTCCGTGTATTCTTCGTCAGCCTTGAACTGCACATCGCCCAGACCCTTCACTGCAGGCGGTGCTGCGCCCAGCAAGCCCACATGCCGCAAACTGCCGTCCGGGTAAAGCGAAATTGATTTCTTTTTGTAATGTCCGGCGGCAACGGCATCTTTGATTTCATCGCCGACTTGCTTGAATTTTGCGTACAGCTTATTGCCGTTACGCTTCAGACTTTCGACCCAGCCGAATGCAGGGCTGTTGGTTTTTGGATGCCCGATTACCAGCGGGGCTTCGTGTTTTTTCGGCTCATAAGAGGCGATGATTTTATCCAGGTCAGACTGGTCAAATTCGCGCTCTACGCCCGCCGAATCGGTATGCTTGCCTGTCTCAAATATTGCAGTCCAGTTGTTCATGTCCCGACTATATTCCCTTTAAAAATCAGGCGTAACCCGGAATGGTTCCGGGTTACGCTCTTGCTTGCCGCAGGCTAGCCTGCGGCAGTGAACACTGCGCAAAAAGGAGGCTCGATGGAACCAGCCAGCAATCAGGAAGTTTTAAAGGTGGCGATGTGGCTATTGGATTGGATTTTAAGGTTTTTTGGCGCTGTAGCTATCCCAGGGGGGATATATCTAAACCGCAAAATCGGTAAACACCAGAAGCGCCTCGATGCACTAGAAATGCAAATTTACGATCTTCCCACCACCCAAAAAATGGCAAAAGATTTACATAAAATCGACCTGGCGATTGCAGAACTTTCGGGACGCCTGGAAGCGGCTAATCGCATCATGGAACGCTTGGAAAGAGTGGTGGAAAGGCAAGAAGACCACCTTTTAAATAATGGGGATAAGTAATGGATTATCGGCAAACCATTAGTGAGCATTTGCGAATTACCATATTGCGGCTTTTAGAGGAAGAAGGCGATTACGCACTCAATGAATCCTTGCTCCTGGACATGGTTCCAACTTTCGGTTTTGCTCCCAGCCGGGACAATTTGCGGATTGAGTTATCATGGCTGGCTGAACAGGGTTTGATCACCCTGGGCGGTGTTGACACCTGCAGGGTGGCCACACTCACAGACCGGGGCGCTGACGTGGCCAAGGGCCGGGCGACTGCTCCCGGTGTCCGCCGCCCCAGGCCGGGGGAACGGCAGTGAGTGTAATCCCTTTGAACGGACGGGAATACCCGCCTGAAGCCGTCTGGCAGGCGCAGGAGCTTTATTGCGTGGCCCGCCTTACTTATGCCCAAGTCGAAAGGGAAATGGGCATAGCAGCCTCAACGTTAAAAAGGTGGGGAAAGCAATACGGCTGGCGTGAAAAGCGGGAATCACTGGCCCGAGCTGAATCGGAGATGAAGGCAGACATTGTGCTTGCACGGGCAGGCATGATCAAAGAGTTGCTTGATTCCCGCGACCCCATGATCGGGTTTGCCGTGGCAAAACTTGAGGACATGGCGCTTAAGCATGCCCAGGCCGAGCGGGATGGCCAGATCCAGGCGGCCAAGTCTACACCCAAACCCCGTCAGATAACGAGCCAGGCAGACGCTGCGCAAGCCCTGCAAGAAGCAGTTGAGATTAAGCTTGGCCGAATGTTGGCAGATCCTGCTGAGGTCGATTTAAAAACGGTGAAAGGTATCAAAGATGCTCTCTCTCTGGTGGCCGAGATGCAACCTAAAGAAAACAACAACGCCACCAACAAAGGTCTTACCGCCGACCAGGTCGAAACTATCCGCAACCGCATTTTGGGCGACGGCTGATGTCAGAAGCGGTTTTACTCTCAAACCAGCAGGATTGGATTAACGATCTGGCCGCCGTGCGGGTGTGGGAAAAAAGCAGGCGCATTGGTGCCAGTTGGACAGACGCCTTGGATAGTGTTTTGAAAGCTGCGCTAAAACGGTCTGAAGGCGGAATGGATTGTTTTTACATCGGTTACAACAAAGATATGGCCGAAGAGTATATCCGGGACGCTGCCAACTGGGCAAAAACAATGCACGGCGTGGTCTTGGAAATTTTCGAGGAGACCATCACTGAAGTAATAGGTGATAATGAACGCGACATTTTGACCTTCAAAATCACCTTTTCTTCCGGCCATAAAATAGTTGCCTTGAGTAGCCGCCCCACCAACCTCCGTGGGCGGCAGGGCAAGGTCACTATTGACGAAGCCGCCTTCCACAACGACCTGCCGGGCCTGCTCAAGGCCGCCATGGCTTTTCTCATGT